TCAGGGCAGGCACCATCGGCTGAACGTCGCCGACGACAGCCTCCACCAACGCGATAGCGGCGTCGAACTTGGCTTTGCCGGTACTTTCCGGCATCAGTTGCTCGACGGCATGGATGGACGAAATCATGGTTTGAATGAGGAGCATGTAGTTCATTTTTACTTTCCTTTGCAGTTGATGTGAATGAAAAAACCGTCTACCCGGTCATCCCATGAGGTTGTCGGTCGGTCTGTCCGGGTTGGGAGCGTCAGGATTTCCGCCCCTGGGCGGCAATCCCACCTTGGTGCTGGTGGCGGCGGTGAGGTAGGCGTTGAGCAGGCCGCCAGCAGCGGCAATGCCAGCGGCAATAGCTTGCAGGTCTTCATGGCTGACTCCCAGATTCGGCATGAATGCGGCGACGGCGCCCAGGATCACCAGCAGCGCGTTGGCGGCAAGCTGGCGGTTTTTCCAGGTGGCGGGATTGGCGAGCGACTCGCCCGCGTTGATGGCGCGGCCCGCGGCGAACAGTTTTTCAAGCATGAGCGGTCCCCTGTGGTGATCCGGGCACGACAGGCAAGGTCTTGCCCGCCTTGAAATCCGCCAGCGTCAGGCCGCCGGTGTACTGAAAGTGCGGGTATTCGCGAAAGCGCTTCCATCGCCCGGCCCATTCCAGGCCCTGCGCCTCGCCCAGCTTGCCGATCGTCTCCCACAGTTCCGCGTCCGCGCCAGAGGTGCTCCATACCGGCTTGCCGTCGCGCAGCGGCACCACGTCGAAGGCCACGTGGAACTGGTGGAAGGATTGCCCGGCGCGGGCATCGGTGACGATGTATCCGGGCGCGCCGCGGCCTTGCGCATACAGCGCGTCCTGCGCCTCGCCGTCGCGGTAGGTGCAGGTCACCAGCAGGTCGATGCCGATCTCCTTGCACGCATGGATCAGGTCCAGCGCCTTGATCTTTACGGGCAGCAGCAGGTCGTCGAGTTTTCGGGAGGTAATCATGCCGCCATTGTGGCGGGCGGGCCGGGGGAGATTAAGGCGGAAGCCTTTCCGGAAAATCAAAACCCGGCGCGAGGCCGGGCTAGAATAGATTACGCAAGCGCGGTTAAGGCGTCAACCGCCTTTCGATTTCCTCCGCATCCTGCGCGGCGAGCTTTAGCAGGTCCTGCATGGCGGCGATGAGATTGCCGACATGATTGATTTCACCATAGGCGTCGCTTCCGGCTGGCAAGGACATCAGCGCGCACGAAGCCACGGCACTGGCTGCGCTGATGCGGACGTTGAGGTCGTACATGGCGCTGGGTATCATTGCACGCCTCTCTTGGCGTCGCGCGCCAGCGTGCCTTGTTTCGGACCCTTGGCGATCTTTCCGGCCTTGCGGGCGCGGAACAACATGGTGGAAACCGTGTCTTTGGGCACGCCGGTCCGTTCGGAGATTTCAGCCGGCATCCAGCCCTTGTCGCCCAGATCCAGCACCTGAGCGCGGATTTCGTCGCTGTAGTGCTGGCCGTTGGAGTGGCCTGCTTGCAGCGCTGCTTGCGGATCACCCTTGCCTTGAGTTAGGGCCAGATACTCGCGCACCGTGATCTGCATGGGCTTGTCCAGCATAGCGTTGAGGTCGGTGGGCGTCAGGACTTCAGGAAGCGCGGGCGCTTGCGGTGCGGATAAAGTGCCGGTCGCCAGAGCGTCGAAGGCACGAATGACCTTGAGGAAGAATGCCGGGCTGATCCAGGTTGCGTAGGCGTAGATCAGCTCGCGGCAACCGAAAGTCCCAGTTTTTTGTTTCGTCTCAATAGCCCTAATTTGGCTTATTTCAATTTCATCAATTAGGTCTTTTACTTGCTGAGTGCGAAGCCATTTAGATGGGATATGTCTTGGTTGACCACCAGCGGCCTTGTGCAGGTCATTCAGACAGAATCTTTCATAACTATCCGACCGGATAGTTTTATTGGCAATGATTATAGGATGATTCATTTTCTTGCTCCTTATCAGGGAACCCACGAAGGCAGTGGGCGGCCAGGTGCTGATAACCGGCAAGAGTCGGCGGGGTTATTTCCGTGCAAGCACGGTCTTGTATTCCCCCACACCCGGCCATAAGAAACTACGGACGTAAAAAAACCACAACTTTCGGGCGCGGTCTCCGCTCTTGCTATTCGTGTTATCAGCACTTGCGGCGGATTTTGCGCCTGTCTTTATTTCTTTGTCAACCTGTGGCTATAGTCCGGCTTCAATCTCGAATCGGCTCCATAACTCATTCGTAGGTCAGAAAAGTGCGACTTGCCTGTCATCTTCTTCCTTGACGCCGAGGATGTTGCGGATATGGCGTTCGGTCATTTTGTATTTCAGCGCCAGCTCGCGGTGGGTCAGGCCTGCCGCGCGGTCGGCGCGGATGCTGGCGCGGAACGCGGCGCGGGTGGCGGCGACGGCGCGGGGGATGTCCATGTGCATCTCGCCGCCGTATTCGGCCGCCAGTTTGCGCGCCGCTTCGAGGCCGATCAGCCTGGCCAGGTCGTGATCGCCGTCCACCGTCTTGGGCACGTAGAGCCGCACGCCGCCGTAGGTCTCGACGATGCGCAGGGTGCCGGCCAGGCCGATCAGGCTGGCGAACTCCTGGAGGATGCCGGGGAGGTAGCGCGCTTCGATCATTTGGCCTTGTACCGGATGGTGCGCGCCAGGACGCCGCTGACTTTCCCGAGCTGCCCGGCGGTGAGGAATTCGAACTTTTCGATTTCCGGGAAAATGCGCCGGGCGACGCCGTAGGCGTAGCCCCAGGGTTTGCCCAACTGGCCGAGCTGCCAGGCGATCTTGCGCTCGATGCTGGCTTTGTCCTGGGCGAGCGGCTTGTGAGCCTGGCCGGGGCGCTGGCCTCGTGGCGCGAAGCCGAGGATCCTGAGGCGTTCGAGCAGCAGCTTTCGTCCGGCCGCGTCCAGATCGGCGGCGCTGCGCTTGCCGAACATGGCTTGCAGCAGGTCGCGGTATTCGTCCTCGCTCATGCCGAGCCGTTTCCAGCCGATGTGGATTTTGGCGAGGTCGGCGTTGCGCTGGGCGAGGCTGGCGTCAGTGGCTTTCATGCCGGCCTCCCGATACGGTATTTCCAGATATTCCCCTGCCGCTTGCAGACGATGGCGACGCCGTTGGCGCGCAGCTCGGACACGATGGCGCTGACGGCGCACACGCGGGCCTGACCGATGATGTCCAGGGTGGAATGCTCCTGCCCGTCGGAGAGCACGTTCAGCACGCGCTGCAGGCGCTGGCTTCTGTTGAGTTTGGCTGATTTCATGGTTTCCTCGGCTGCTCGTCAGTACCCGGCAACCACGCCGGGCAGACAGGATCATTTTGTTGGGGCCAACAAGATGATCCTGTTTCGCGTTACATCAGTGCATCTTTTAACGCTTTGGCCGCGCTGAAATGCGGGACGGTCTTGGGCGGGATGTCGATTTCCTCGCCGGTCTTGGGGTTGCGGCCCTTGCGGGCGGGTTTGGCCTTTACGGTCAGCTTGCCCAGACCGGGCAGGGTGACTTCTCCGCCTTTCTGCAGTTCCGCGTAGATCACGTCTGCCGCCGTTTTAAGGACGGCTTCGACGGCTTTCTTGTTCTCGCCGCTGATGCCGGACACTTCGTGAATCAGTTCTGCTTGGTTCATGTGTTGCTCCTTTTTTGCTGCGGTTGAAAATCAGTTTCTGCGGATACGCGGTTCGTGCCATTCGGAGATGCCGTTCGGCGGAGTTGGGCCGTATTCCTCGGTCACCCCTCCTTCCGCATCCAGCACCTTGAATCTGATTCTTCCGGTGGAAGCCTTTGCTATGACCTCGCAGGCAGCCTTAACTGCATCATATTGGCCGTAATTGACCAGGGCGATATTTGCCCATGACCCGGATGTATTGACCTTGAACATCACCTTAGAAAAATCCTTGTCCATTACGCTGCCTCCTGCTCAAACGGCGTAATCACGAAATCCTCCACGCCGGTAACGATGTTCAGCCCGGCCACGCCGCGCACTTCTTCTGGCTCGTTTAGGATGGCTTCCTTGTTGACTTCTTCCTTGGTGCGCACGAACTTGCCCAGCCCGAGGCGCTTGAGGGTGTCGATGACCGAATCGGACCCGCGCACCGAGACGCTGGGCGGGCGCTGGCGCCATTGCACTTCGCCGGTGACGAAGTTGGCGGTCTTGACGCGGCCGCCGTCGGTCAGCTCGTCGCGGTGCGCTTCGCAGTAAGCCTGCACGCCTGCCTGGAGTGTCTTGATCTGTTCGGACAGGGCGTCGAGCATGGGCTGGTGGGCGTGGGTAATTTCGGCGATGGCGTCGTTCATCGCCGCTGCCTGGCGGGCGAACTGGCGCTGGATGTCGCCGATCTTGCGGATGTCGGCGGCGGCGTCGTCGCGGGTTTGCGGGACGTAGGCTTGCGCCCTGGTTTTGAGGCGGGTGGCGGGTTTTGCCATGTTCATGCTCCTTGGTTGGCGGGTTGTTTGATGGTTTTCTTGACCTTTTCCAGCGCGGCCCTGGCGGTTTCCGGGCTGGATCGTTCGGCCTTTTTCTCCGGCTTGAAGTCGCTGTGGCTGGCGTGGGCGCCGGTTTGCGTCACGCCCCGCGCGCCCCATTCCTTGCGCGTCTCGGCTGCCGCTTCGGCCTTGTTGGCCTGGCCGGCGATGATCTCCAGCAGGTATCCGTGGGACTTGAGCGGCAGGGTGAGCTTGCCTTCGTCGCGCCGCGCGAGGATTTCGTCCAGGGCGGCGATCCAGACCGTTTCCGGCGCGGACCACAGGCGGCCGTGGCGCTCGACCTTGCCGGCCTTGATCATGGCGAGCAGCTCGCCGAGCAGGGCGTATAAACGATCCCATGACAGGTTTCGCTTCGCGGGCCGGAAAAGTCCGATGTAGCGGACCAGGCGGCGGCCGACAGGCGCTTGTTCCATCGCCTGGATGATCAGACTGCGCGCGGCGTCATGCCCGATGATCGAATCCAGGCTGTTGACGGCGCCGCAGGCGGGGCAGGTGGTTTTCATGCTGCCCGCCTTGCCGGGCAGGCGGCGCGGCCGGCCTCGGTGATGCGGTATTGCAGGCCGTCGCGCGATCCGCTCGGTTCGATGTAGCCGAGACGCTTGAGGAGGTTCAGGGCGACGTTGGCGTCCGACCAGCGCAAGGCGATCTGTTCGGGTTCCAGCGGGTTGGCGCGCAGCGCTTGCAGCACTTGCGCGGCCTTGGTGTTGGGTTTGATTTTGGTGTTGTGCATGGTCAGTGCTCCGCGAACGGCTGCAGCGCAGCCAGCGCATGGATGCCGTTAGCCACATCAACAATGCTTTCGCCCATGTTGAAAGTCGCGCCGGCACTCGTATCCAGCGTGAACTCCATTTTTCCGGCTTTGTCCCTGAATATGCCCAAAATGACGCCCCCAGGCAGGGCTTCTGCGATAGCAGTCAGGTGGATTGCGAGGGTGGGGTTGCTCAACGTGGTCGGAACCGCTACCGTGGCCGGGCTGGGGATTGCAGGTTTCGCTTCCTGTTTTTTTACCGGGAATGAGGCTTGCTGCAGCGGCTCGGCATCCTCTCCGGCGAGCAGCTTGAAGTCATGCGCTTTTTCCTTGGCCTCTGCCTTACCCTTCGGCGTTACTGGCTGCTTTCTGGCCAGCGCGTCATTGAGTCCAGGACCTACGTGCAGGGTCTTTTCCCCGTTTTCGTCGGTCTGGGTGACTTGCTTGCTACTGATCAGACAGCTGATTAAATCCCCGACCTTCTTCTTGTTGCTACCGTCTGCAAAAACCAGGGTCTTGTAAATGTCATTACGTTTGATGCCGGGTTTGGCAATAATCAGGGCGCGGATGTCCTGTAGCGTTACTTTTGGTTGTGGCGCGGTTTGGGGCGCGGCCGATTGTGGTTCTTGCACGGATTTCTCCTTTTCCTTATGCGTGGCGGGCGCGACGGTCAGATCCCTGCGCACCGGGTTGCTTGTTTTCAATGGCCGGAACGGCGGCTGCCATCTTGTCCTGACGGATGACGATTCCACCTCAGCTCCTCCGCTTCGCCTCGTGCTGCTTGCACACGGCCGCCTTGCTGGTATAGAAACCGCCTTTGCGGCACTTGAAGCTGGGCTTGTCGTAGGGCGGCATGCGGTCCGGGTAGTTGGCGACGATGTGCACACAGTGTCCGCAGTTGTCCTGCCTTTCTCGTGCCGGGGTGAATCCCATCGAGGACATCACGGTTTTGATCGTGCCCATCAGTGCCCCCGCTCCACCCACTCGACCCTGCAGCCGAAGATGTCGACGCGCATCATGGTGGCGCGCGATCCATTGGCGGGGAACAGCTTGTAGCCGTATCCGTTGTAGGTCCGTTCCAGCCAGGCGCACTTGGCGCAGGTCTGGATCAGGATCAGCGGCTGGGCGTGGGCGCCGACGTCCATGCCCATGACGGTGAAGCCCTCCGCCTCCAGCCAGTCGAAGCAGCGCTGGGCGGCGATCAGGCCGGTGAGGATGTGGCTGTTCTGGTCTCTTTTCTGCGCCGGAAGAGGGCGCTGGGTGGTGTTCATTGCGGTTTGCATGTTTCCTCCTGTTGGGGGCGGTTTGGGCAGGTCTGGCAGGCTCTCCAGTGGCGCACGGCGCGCGGGCTGCTGGTGGGGATGGCGCGCCCGGCGTGGGCGGCGCATTCCGCCTGGCTGATTTCCTGCGCCAGGTAGGGACAATCCACCACGGAATAGACGGCCAGCACGCGAGCGGCGATCTTGTCCGTGGCAGCGCCGTATTTTCCGGACATGACCAGGCTGATGGCGGTGCGCGATATACCGAGGCGCTGCGCGACCGCTGTTCTGCTGCTGGCGGCGACGGCTTCTTCGAGCAGGGCGAACCAGGGTTCATGTCGCCCGTGCGGGCAGCTTTGCTGCCGCTCTCGGCGGGTATGGCCTTCACGGTTATTCATGGCGCTCTCCCTTCGGGTAGACCCGGTTTTCGTTGGGGTCGAACACGTCTCCGTTGGTGCGCCGGATCGGGGCCTTGGGGCCGGTGTCGCGGGTCAGCATCCAGCGTTTCTTGCCCGGCGAGGTGAGCGCGGTACCGGGCGCGCGGCGTTTCATTTCTACCAGGTAGCCGGTCGCGGCCAGGGCTGAGACGTAGCGGTTGATGTTATGGACCGGGTCGCGGTCGGATTCGCTGCCGTCCAGGCAGGCGCGGGCGAGGTCGTCCAGGCCGAACTTGCCCTTGATGCGCATGGCGCGCCAGGCTTTGCAGCGCAAGGTGTTTTCCACCACGCGCGGCTTTCCG